CGAAAGTTACAAAACATTCTGGTTCAACTTCTTCAGTTTCAATTACTTTTGTTCCAGATTGGAAAAGATTTGGTATGAAAAAGATGGATACAAACATTTACAAGATTTTTGAAAAGAGAGTTTGGGACGCAAACATTTGTACGACCCCCAACTGTAAGGTCAAGTTTCAAGGAGAAGCTCTTCCCAAGACTTCTTTTGAAGCTTATGCCAAGATGCACGAAGGTGTGACTGATATCTGTTCGGTGACTACCGATCGCTGGTCGGTGTGTATTGGTCCATCTGAAAATGGACTTGAACAAGTCTCCTTTGTAAATGGTATCTGTACCACAAAGGGTGGCACCCACGTGGATCACGTAGCTTCTTACCTCGCTTCGGGTATCATTGATGAGATGGCAAAGAAGATCAAGTTGAAGCCACAACAAGTCAAGAATACTTTCAATATCTTTGTGAAGGCGACCCTTGAAAATCCAACTTTCTCAAGTCAGGTCAAGTCTGAATGTACATCAAAGGCTCAAGACTTTGGAAGTAAGTTTGATCCACCGAAGAACTTTGTGAAGAATGCTCTCAAGACTGGCATCAGTGATGAACTCACGGCACTCTCAAAGTTCAAGGAGATGAAAGAACTCAAAAAGACCGATGGTGCCAGAAAGTCCAAAATTACCGGTATTCCCAAGTTGGACGACGCAAACAAGGCCGGTACAGCACAATCTGGTAAGTGCACTCTCATTGTGACTGAAGGTGATTCGGCAAAGACTTTGGCGGTCGCAGGTCTTTCAGTCGTTGGTCGAGATCACTACGGTGTCTTTCCACTTCGTGGTAAGTGTAAGAATGTTCGAGATGCTTCGGTGGCACAACTCACATCAAACCAAGAGTTCAATGATCTCAAGAAGATTTTGGGTCTTCAACAAGGCAAAGAATACACAGATGTTTCGGAACTTCGCTATGGTCGTCTTATGATTATGACCGATGCGGATAATGATGGTTCCCATATCAAGGGTCTCATTCTCAATATGATTCATTATTTCTGGCCCAGTCTCCTCAAGTTGGGGTTTGTAGTCTCAATGGTGACACCAATTATCAAGGCTTCCAAGGGTGGACAAACAAAGTCTTTCTACACAGACTCTACCTTCAGAGCTTGGTATGGTAATGGTCAACCCGGTTGGAAGATCAAGTACTACAAGGGTTTGGGTACCAGCACGAGTGCCGAGGCCCGAGAATATTTCAAGAAGATTCAAGACCTCACAGTCAAGTTTGACGTGGATATCATGACAGACAAATCAATTGTTCTTGCCTTTGACAAAAAGAAGGCGGACGATAGAAAGTCTTGGCTCCTCGAAAGTACCGCTAAAAATCCAAAAGAATTGGAAGTTCCATACGGTAATGTCAAAAATTTGAGTATCTCAAACTTTGTCCATAAGGATCTTGTCAATTTCAGCTTGGCGGACTTGAAGCGTTCCATTGCCCATATGGCAGATGGTCTCAAGCCTTCACAGAGAAAGGTTCTCTTTGCATGCTTTCATAAGAATCTCAAAGATGAAATGAAAGTTGCACAGTTGGCGGCATATGTAGCTGACAAGTCTGCATACCACCACGGTGAAGTATCCCTGGCAGATACAATTGTCAAATTGGCAAATGACTACACCGGGTCAAACAATATCAATCTTCTCGTGCCATGTGGTCAATTTGGTACTCGTCTTATGGGTGGCAAAGACGCTTCCCAAACGAGGTACATCTTTACAAAACTCTCCAAGGAGACTCGGAAAATCTTTGACCCCCGAGATGACCCGATCCTCAACTATCTCGACGATGATGGTCGGCCAATTGAACCGGATTTCTATATGCCAACTCTCCCAATGGTTCTTGTCAATGGAACGGAAGGTATTGGTACAGGTTTCAGTTGCTATGTCCCACCTTTCAACCCCAAGGACATCAAGGAAAACATTGGAAGAGCTCTCAGTGGTATGTCTTTCAAAGAAATGACACCTTGGTTCCGGGGATTCAAGGGTAAAGTATTCAAAGAAGATGGTACTTGGATTACCGAAGGTGTTTGGAGAGATACCGGCTCCCGTCTCAAGATTACCGAGTTGCCACCCGGGCGATGGACTCAAGATTACAAAGAGTATCTCGACACCCTCGTTGAAAAGAAAGTCATTACAAGTTTTACAAACAATTCAACAACTGAAGATGTTGACTTTGAAATCTTTGGCTATTCGGGGAAAGATATGATTAAGGATCTCAAACTGAGAAAGTCTTTCCATACGTCAAATATGCACCTCTTCCATCCAATCAAGGGCATTTACAAATACTCGAGCCCCGAAGAAATTCTCAAGGACTTTGTGGATCTTCGACTTGACCATTACATCAAGAGAAAGGAGCATCTCATCAAGGTACTTGAAGTCAGATCCAAGATGTGTGGGTATAAATCAAAATTTGTCACTATGGTCATCGAAGGGCAAATAGTAGTCTTCAAGCGTAAGAAGGATGACCTTGAACGCCAACTTTCTCAAATTTTCCCCAAAATCAATGGCACGTATGACTACCTTCTCAATATCAAAACTGTTCAGTACACCGAAGAGTGTGTGCGCGAATTACTCAAGGAGTCCAAGCAAGCTAGAGAGGAACTTGAAATTATGAAGAAAACTTCACACATTGACATGTGGAAAATGGATATTAAAAATATGTAGGCAATAGATAGGTATGGGTGAAGCTGCGAAAATTTCGCTCAAGGCTATTGGGAAGCAAGACACTTACTTACTTTCCAAAGAACCAGACGAGTCATTCTTTAATTATACCACCGATAAGAGACATTCCGAATTTAGGAAATATCATAGAAGTAAACATGTAATTAATCCTGGACAAGTAGATAATTGGCCTTTTAATCAAACTATAAAAGTCAAATATGAACCACAAAATATGGGCGATCTTTTGAGTAATATGTGGTTGAGCATAAAAATGCCTAAATTACAAGGTAGTGAAAATTACGCGGATCAACTTGGACGACACATTCTTAAGAGTGTTACAATGTATGTGGATGACATCGAAGTTGAGAAAATTCATGATGATTGGGGAATTATTTATGATGAACTTTATTTAGAAATTTCAGAAAAAGTTGCAAATAGATTTCTTGTCAATAGAAATTTGGGTTATGATGCATCATCCGCTTTGCCATCATATGCAAAATATGACTCCGATTTGATGATTCCAATTCATTTCTTCTTTTCTAGAAAGTATGCAAGTGATGAACACTCATCGAACAGTCCAAACAGACCATATTTCCCATTGTGTGCGATATACAAACAAAAGATTGAATTTGAACTCGAGTTTCACAAACAATCTTTCTTTACGGATAGAACTGCATTGATTGAACTTCCATCATTTGATATTATTACGGAAGAGATTACGGTGAGTGGAGAAGAACGTGTATTCATGATGAAAGAGAGACAGACACTCGTCACAGACTTGGTGAGAAAGCATCCATCAATTGTGACAGACCTTGGAAAAGATGTCGTTCGAAATAATCTTGTACCAAATATTCCGGTCAAATGTATTCACTGGTTTTTGAGAAATGTAAATGTTGAGAATGAAGATGAAGCTAAGGGTAACCCAGTTCCAACCGATCCAGAAGAATATAACATTCACAATAGATTTAACTTTTCTTCGAATGTAAACTTTGATCAAACATTTACATTCTTTTCGCCAGTGATGGAATCTGCGAGTTTCTATATTAATGGAACTAAAATGCCAAATGTGTCAAACACCACTCACACATATTACAAGTATCTCATCCCATCACAAAAAAGATTGGCGAGACCTATTAGGAATATCTATACATATAGCTTCTCGATGAATCCGATAAATGTGGAACCATCGGGGAGCTTGGACTTTAGTCAAATACAATCTGACAAAACTGCATTTGAAGTAAAACTAGATAAAACACTGGTAAATATAAACCAAGATAGATTTACATTACATATGTATTATACCGGATATCAAACATTTGTCTTTGACCGGGGATTCATGTCGATTGCTTACTAAACAATTCTTCACGATTTTCTTTGATGAAATCAATAATCTTATTTTTGATACACCATTTGATGAAATTTAATTGTGCCAAAGTCGTTTGAATTTCATGAGATGTCCCGGGTATGATGTAAGAAAACTTTTGTGATCTACAAAACGGGTCAAACAATTTCTTACTGTAACCATCAAGTGATGATTTGTATGCACAGTGAACTGTAAATAATTTTCCATCGCTGGTCGTGTAGGAAGTGTGATTCTTCTTCGAATAGTTCGTAATAAACCATTCTAAGTTTCTGAGAGAAATACCGCTTGTTTTGTCCAATATAGTAAGGAGTTTAGTTCTATTCTTTTCTTCATTGTAAAAATTGTTAATCGATGTTAGTAGAATATCACTTTTGTTCATTATTAATAATGGGCACTAAATCTATAAGCCCGTTTGAAGATTGACAACCCGGACACCCCCTTACAAACATCTGCCCCGGACCGTGGTTATGAAGACTTTCACTTGATAACGCCCTTTGACAAATTTTAGATCTCTGACTCTGGTGGTGGCGACAGTATCCTTCGTCTATCGCCTTAAATCCACATCGTTCACCGTTACCCTTTACACCCTTACATAAGGTACTTGAATATGTCTTGGGGATATCCCTCAATAACAAATCTAATGAAATCCCATGTTTCTTCGAAATGATCAATGCAAACTCGCTGATGGTTTGATTAACTCTATCATTTACCTCATCATCAACGAGTGACGCTATTTTTTCGTATACAGTCATTTTACTTATTAGTACTTAGCTCGTAATTTTTAAATACCTCGTCGAGCGAATTTTGTTTTGTGCGTTCTGTTTTAATTCTTTCCCTTAAAACAGTTGCAGTACCCGTGTCCTCAATACCCAATCTTTTACACTCGGCAATCAAATCATCTTTCTTCATAGAACTCAAAGCCGGTTCTCGCTTCGGTTTCGGTGGCTTATGTTTATTGATGATTTCCCCAAAGATTTCTTCCTTGACATTCTCATATAGTGGATCCAAAAGGTCACACACGGGGTTCAAGAATTTGTTAAGGAAATAATAGTGATAATCTACAGGAATGCCATGCTCCTCTACATATTTTGGATCTTCGGCTTTTTCGTACGCTTTGGCTTTGGGATCTTGAGTCTTTGTGAGAAGATAGGGAACCCGATCACCAGATTGTGGCTCAGACCCCGGCTTTCTTTGGCGCATCTTCGTAACAACTTGCACGTGCGATTGGTTAATATTGACACTCTCAGGACTCGTCACAGACACATTTTTACCAGCAACCTTGTACGTGTCCGCAAGAGACTGACTCAACACCAATTTTTGGTTGGGAACATCCCCGGACAAAAGCTCAATCGCTCGTTCCTTGGCAAGTTCTTTGGGTGGTCCAGGGTCACTTGATGTTAAAACTACATCTAAGAGTTCCTTGCATACTTCGCGGACGTGTGGTGTATTGTCTCTTCGAACGAGCTGAAGACCCTTTACATCTATATAGTCCATATGCATATTCCCGTCTTTACCCTTTGTCCAAAGTTTGGCAGCGTAACGCTTCTTACTATAGAGGAAATACGGCCAATAAACCTTCTCGAGTTCCAAATTATTGGGCTTCTTGAAGAGAGCACTACACTCTTCGGCAGCTCGCTCACCAACCTCCCAACTGTAGGCAATAGCTTCTTCACCCTTGCGTTCGCCTACATCAAACTCAACCATTACTGAATCGGTGTCCCCATACCTTACCTTTGAACCTGGAAAGTTCTTTTCAACATAGTTCTTCGTCTCTTCAATCATTGCACGGCCCTTTGAGGTCGTAGTAGAAGCGATCGGAACACACGGAAGAATACCTTTACCAGCACCAGTGAAACCGTAGACTGAGTTCATACTGATCTTATAGGCAAGCTGCTTACCGTTGTAGACCTCTTTCATAAATCCAGTTGATGCAGCCATATCCTTTTTGGCTTGCTTACGGAACTGCTTCAATTCTAAAAGAATCGCGGGTAAAAGACTCGGGACATCTTGAGCAAACTTATATGTCCGATCAGCAATCTTAAAAGTTTCATAAGTAATCCCCGGAACTGCGCCATACTTCTTCTCATCCATAACATACGAAGAATAACACAAATTATGTGCCATCATAATCGATGGATACAGTGATTCGAAATCAAGGGCTGTAATTGGTGTGTAGTATGCACCCTTTTGCGCCTCCAAAACTGTCGCACCTTCATATGGTTCTTCGGGGATTGCGCCGTAGCGAATCGTCGGGACCATAAATCCCAGCTCTCTCGCTTTCTTTGTCAACTGGGAAAATACCTTGATTTGCTGTCCACGCTCTACAAGGAATGGAACTGGTACCCACGTTGCCTTCGCCATCTCCACCAAATTTAGAAGTGTACACAACTTCTTCATAAGCCTATGGGGAAGTAGTGTATCCTTGATACAATACTCGGCAACTTCCCGCAATTTCACTGGATCTTCTTCAACAAATCTAGCAAACATTTCCTTTGGTGGCATATCAATTTTTTGGTCACCCAAGTACAACTTAGATACATTATCCAATTTATAGCTATCAAGCTTGTAACCCTTTTTAATTTCGTGGAACAAATCGAAAATAAATCGACCAGGCATCGGAAGAAGCTTCAGAAGATTGTCACCAAGAGCACTCGATGAAAGCTTCTTAATCACAAGTTCAGATTCGGTATCCTTCAACTTACCCAAATTGAAGAAATCGTAGTGGCATCTATTGATTTGAGCACGCTTATATATGTACTCCATATCAAAACCAAAAATGTTCCAACCAGTTATGATGTCAACATCTTGTTTGTGAAGATACTTTTGGAAAGCTTCTAGCATTTCCCTTTCAGTTGGGTAGCTCAAAATAGTAGAGCCATCCAAGTTTGGATCAGTCTTCTTGTAACAGAGGCAAGTCTTATCATATGGTTCATCAGACCCAAACTTACAAAGCGAGATTGCAATTTGGAAACACGCATCACCGGGGATGTTTGCATCAGGAAACTTACCCGTAGAACTGTTACATTCAATATCTACCGAAGCTACAACAAATGGAGCAATGTCATCCCGTGCCACGGGTTTAAGAGTCGTCCAGTCATTGCAGAACAAATCAATGTCTACATTAGCCAGATGAGAACGGATACACTTATCGCCCGTATCGAGCCAGCCGGTAGATTGAATACCCGTGCGATGCATCAGGCGTAAAACCGGGTCCAAGTTTGATTCATATACTTTAACATTTCTTACACCAAAAATATTAAAAAGGTCTGGTGTCTTGTCGAGAGGTTTTCTCAGGAATGAATCGGTCAACCTTCTTGCTTGAAGATTCTTAAAGTTCACTTTCATGAATGGAAACTCTTCATTGTTTTGAAATCCCCAAACATCTTTTGACTTCATGACTGAATAAGAAATCAAGGAATCTTTGCAGTTGTTATCCAAGATTTGATATATTCTTTTGATTTTTTGATTGTCAATGTCGGCCGGAAGTTTTATAAAAAAATACGGCGTGAATGCTGTAGTGAGACAAACCGATTTCCCATCTTCAGTCTTACCAAAGATACTAATCAGGTGTTCGTCATCACTGTCTCGAGCCTCCCAGGTTAATGCTTGGAAGGTTACCATTGTGTAATCATCGACCGAAAATTTTAATATACTATATTAGTAAAAATGTCAGCCGCCTTGATTGACCTTGTATCTAAAGGGGCTCAGGATGTGTACATCACTGGCCAACCAGAAGTCAGTTTTTTCCGTCAAAATTACAAGCGACACACCAACTTCGCGATGAAGCCAGAGCGCATGGACTATATCGGCACCTTCGGTGATGGAAATGAAATCACTATTCCAATTCGTTCCAAGGGTGATCTTTTGAGCTATGTCTGGATTGAAAGCACGGACATCGCCTCCACTGGTACAAACGCCACGGGCTTTTTTTCCACCGGTTCCATGAACCCAACGACCTTCCAACTTTGGATTGGTGGTCAAAAGGTTACCGAACTCGATTCTCTCTTCATTCAGGGTGTTCACAACCCACTCTTGCGCGACAACACCGCAAAGGCGTCTTGTGCGATAACCACCAATGTCAAGAAGGATAACCACTCAGGAAACTATTACATGATTCCATTCTTCTTCGGTGAGGATTGGACAAAGGCTCTCCCACTTGTGGCTCTCCAGTACCACGACGTCGAAATCCGTGTCAAGTGCCGCGACGGCGGTTTCACCCCACCAACTGCACCAAAGGTGTACGCGAACTACATCTACCTTGACACCGATGAACGCAAGTTCTTCACTGACCGTGAACACGAATTGTTGATTACCCAAACCCAATACCAACCAGCGACTCCAGTCGATACCGACCTTGACCTCAGCTACTTCAACCACCCAGTGAAGTCTCTCCATCTTGTTTCTGGTTTGGCCACTGGTAATAACTGGGACAGTGAGTTCACCTTCGAAAAGTCTTCCCTTTACATTAACGGTGTTGCCCTTTTCGAGGAAACTTCTAACGTCTACCACCACAACGTTGTTCCAGAAATGCACTGCACCGATCTTCCAGACAGTGTTCTCGACGATCTCCCAACTTTCAGCTGGCCATTCTGCCTCACTATGAGCAAGACGCAACCAACTGGTACTCTTAACTTTAGCCGTATCGACAACGCGAAGATGACCCTCGTCGGTCCAACTGGTGGTAACGCTCTTCACAGAGTGTATGCAGTCAACTATAATGTCCTTCGTATTAAGGATGGTATGGCTGGTGTTGCCTTCGGTAACTAATTTTATTCCCAATTTTATAAACAAAACTTAGATACGATTGGTTTAAAAATATCAATGATATGTAAGTTAGGATGGACCTTGTCCCAATTAAACTCATAAAGAACAAAGATGTTCGTAACACCCTCTTAAGAGTCAAAGGCGAGACTGCCGAAATTGACACCTCTGACTACATTGAGAGTAAAATGAATACCATTACTGCTGCGAGATATCTCATGGCTATTGAAGATGCCGCGGAAATGGCTAAGCAACTCCTCCAGAGACCGGGTATTTTTGAACAAATTGGGAAGGACATCAAGAAGGAAGCTGGGTACGATTTCAAG